TGCCCTGCCGGTTGGGCAGCGCTATACCGCCGCCCTCGCCGTGCCCCCGCCGGAGTGTAGCTCAGCCTGGTAGAGCACTGTGTTCGGGACGCAGGGGCCGGAGGTTCGAATCCTCTCACTCCGACCATCGCGGCAAGGATTAAGCCCTTGGGAAACCAAGGGCTTTTTCTTTGCGCAGTCGCCAGAAGCACAGTGCTCAGAAGCGAAAGTTGCCTTGCGAGGGACCGCCGCCGGAAACGCGGGCAGGATTGGGGCCGGGGAAGTGAGCCATGGGCACGCCCGGTCTTGGCGCCGCTGTTCGGACCCGACGCGCCGCCCGAGGTCGCCGCGGCCGCCCTATCTGACCTCCCTGTCATATGGCTCCCCGCCGCCACGGAGTTCTTGCTCCGTTCTCGGTTCTGGGGAATCGTCCGGCATGACCGATGACTACCCCCGGGCGCCCCGGCCGGCGCCTCCACCATGGCTGGGCTCGGCGATGCTGAACGCACTGGACGGAATCGCGCGGCAGGCTTTCACATGGGGCCGGGACGCCCGAAGTGCAGCGCAGGACGTGCGTGAGTGGCTGATCGCCCTCCATCCCGCGCTGCCAATGACGATGGTAGAGGAGGCGGTGGCCTGGGTCGTCGGCGACGCCGAGGGACTGACCGCCGCCCCTGCCGACGCGGCTGCCCAAGGCGCACCTCGGCTCGCCACCCGCGAGGAACTCGCTCAGACCCTGTCCTACGCGCTCCGCTTCAACCTTGAAGGGAAGCCGCGGCGGACGGGCCATGAACACTTGGCGCCGCTCGCCGCTGCCCAGCTCGCCGAGCAACTGCTTCGCTCGAATTTCCAGTTCATTCGCGGCAGGGCGCAGCCACGGCAGGCTCTGAGTGGTGGACGCGATGACCCTTGGTACGCGCCGCCGACGCCGCGCGCGCGAGACTGAACGTACTTGGCTTTCGGACGCTGAGGAGATGGAGGAAGGCCTCGGGCCATGGGCAAGCCCAACGCTCTCGACGGCCGGCCAACTCCCGTCTCCCCGCTCTGGCATGCCGCCAACGCCCGGCTGAAGATCACCTGCGGATGCGGGCGCCGAGAGACGTTCCTGATCGCGGACCTGTTCGTTGGCCAGCCCCGCGATGCCACGGTCCGGGCGCTGGTGGAGCGGCTGCGCTGCCATGCATGCAAGGCCCGGCCGCTGTAGACGGAAATGCTGCCGCCGATAGGATGGGGGCGGTAGGAGAGCCCCTCCGAGACCACAGCCGTGTCCGAGGGCCTTAGAAACAAACAACCCCGCCGGGCTTGTCATTGCCATGGCGGGGTTGGCCACCCGGGGGTGGTCTTGAGGCTCACTGACCCAGAGGGCCAGGAGCGGCCGCTGTTAATGTCGTCTCCTCGAGTTCAGACGTCAATGCCCCTATTCCCAGAGCATGCAAGACCGCGCTTCGCACCCGAGCGAGGTCCGCCGGCGCCAGGACAGGATGCAGGTACTTCCTCTTGCCATACTGGTCTCGCCCTGTGCGGAAGAGGTCCAAGCGGTGAAACCCCACTGTCGCGAGCATGTCCGCCTTCGCCCACGCCGTCGTGCTGTCGAAGGGCGCAGGAAGCGGCTGCGCAAGCTCAAGGCGGCAGACATACGGAACGTCGCGCTGTGGCGGCGATGTGCTGAGCGGGACCACGGTACACAGCCCATTTCGATGGGGGAGCCTGGGCGAGATCACCACTACCGGCCGCCTCTTCACCATCTCGGGCTCTTGGAAGCCGCCGGTGTAGTCACACAGCAGCAGTGTGCCAGGGCCGACCGGGAACTTAATGGGCATCTACTGGCGCCGCTCGCCCCTATCACCGCGCGAAGAGGACTCCGGGTGGTACCCGGGTAAATCCGCCGCCGCAATGGGTAAGCGACGGGTGCGGGTCGGGCGCGTCAGCCAGGATGCCTCAGCGCTGGCCTGACTCGGGCGCGGCGGTAAGTCTACCGTCCTGCGCGCGGGATGGACCGCGACCACTCGTGCGAAGCGGATCATGACGCTATCGTGACGTCACGACGCGACACGCACACGCAACCGGAGACCCTATGCGCGCCCTCCTCGCCCCCGTGCTTCTGGCCGGCCTGGCCACCGCCGCCTCGCCCACGGTGCCGGGGGCAGCCGCCCAGGATATGTGCGAGGTCATGGCCATCGCGGCCTGGCGGACTGCCCACAATCGGAACTTGGGCGCGGCCTTCGAGGAGGAGATGGCCAAGACGCGGATCATCTCCGACCAGAGAGTCCGCCGCACGGCAGAGCAGATGACCCGCGACCTGTACGACATGCCGCAGATCACGCCCCAGGAGGCGCAGGTGATGTCGCGGGCCGCTTGCGGCTGGCCGAACCTGCGCGACACCGCCGCCCAGCGTCCGCCCAGCCCCTGGCGCTAGCTGCCCCCGCGACAGCTCGCCGCGATAGGGGCTGGCGGAGGCAGTCCGCATCCGCTGCATGAAGCCGGTGCCACGATCCAGAACTAGGCTGGTGGTCCAGCCCTGCAGCGGCGCGAAGTTGTGCGAGACCCGGCTGATGTAGGTTTCTGGTCAGGCATCGGCGATAGGCGCCACAGCGAGGCTCTGATGTGCGGACGTTTCCAGCAGTCGCGATCGGCCGCCGAGGTTGCGGCGACCTTCAGGACCACGGGCCCGACGCCCAACACGCCGCCGCGCTGGAACATCGCCCCCACCCAAAGCGCCTTGGTCGTGCGGCGGCACCCAGAGAGCGGCGACCGACACCTCGACCCGCTCCGCTGGGGCCTGGTGCCGCGGTGGGCCAAGGACGCCACCGCCGGCGCCCGGGCCATCAACGCGCGAGCGGAGACCGTGGCGACGCTGCCCACATTCCGCGACGCCTTCCGCAAGCGCCGCTGCCTGGTGCCCGCGACCGGATTCTATGAGTGGCGCGCGCCGACGTCGCCCAAGGGGCCCAAGCAGCCCTACTGCATCACTGCGGCCGATCGGGGCATGCTGGCCTTCGCCGGCCTGTGGGAGGGCTGGCGCGCGCCTGACGGCGAGATCCTCCGCACCTTCACCATCGTCACCACCGACGCCAACGCGCAGATGCGGCCGCTTCACAGCCGGATGCCGGTGATGCTGCGCGACGACGCGTGGGACGCCTGGCTGGACCCGGACACGGAGCTCGACGACCTGGCGCCGCTCTTCGGGGCCGACGCGCCGCCCGAGCTCGCTGTGTGGCCCGTGTCTCCGCGGGTTGGGCGGGTCAGCGAGGACGACCCGGGCCTCGCTGAGCCGATCGCGGCCGACTGATCCCGATTAGGTGCGACAGCCCGTCACTGACGGCGGCATGACACGTCCCCAGCGCCCCCGCGGCAACTGCGCGAGATCAAACACCCACTTCTAAACCATAACGCGAAAGGATTAGTCTGGCGGCTCCGTAACGGAGTCTGCCATGCGTGTTGCTCTTACCCTTGCCGCCCTGCTGCTTGCGGGCTGTGCAACCCAGCGATATGGGCGGTTGACCGACGTATCCGCATCCGAGCGTGAACTGATGGAATGCCGGGATATCCGCCTTGAGACTGTGCGGACCGAGCAGTTTCTGAGCAATGTTCGCATGCAGCGGCGCGACACCAATGCCGCACACGTCCTCGGCTTTCTTGGCGACTTCGGGATCGGCAACGTCATGGAAGGCGACGCCGCGGAGCTTTCCGGTGAGAGACGCCTGCAGCAACTTCGAGACCTCAGCGTCGAGAAGCACTGCACCTAGTCGAACACTGCGCTAGCAGGGGTTAGGCAGCAGGAGCCCTCTCTATAACCGCCGACCGAAGCAGAACCACCCGGACCTCGCGGGGCCCGTCGAGGCGGATGTGAGCTAGGGCTCAGCGCCCAGCTCAAGTAGCCGGCGGCCACCCCGCAGGCTCAGAACACCAAGTGGTCAATGACCCGCCCCCCAGCCCTGCCCTGGAGCTGGCGAGGCGGTCCATAGGTGCCCTCATGAAGAAGCTGATCTTCGCTGCCGCGCTTGCGGTGGCTACGCCCGCCTGGGGGCAGAACATCCCCCGAGTAGCGGCCCTTATCGAGCTGGCCACTGGCCACACTCGCGACGTGGAAACTGTGGTGCGGTGCGGCCTGCGGGACCGAGGCTGGGCGCAGCAGGTGCGCAATGCTGCTCGCTCGGCACTGCACGTCGCCCTGGCCGACATGAGGGGCCCCGACCAGTTGACCGTGCCCGAGGTTCGCCTGCTTGTGGACGTAGCGATCGCAATGCAGGAGATCGCCGTTCCTTCGGACATTAGGGAGCCCCAGGAGCGGCGATGCGCCTCTGCGCAGGCCCGGCTGCCCATGATCGAAGAAGTCTTTGCGGCCCAGCGGCAGTGACCGCATCTCTGGCGGCCACTGCCGCGGCATCAACAGTGATCGAGTGATCGGTCGTTTGGTTAGCCATTTGCCAGCCTCTTCTCACGAAGTCGTGAGTACGGCGTGGAAACCCAGGCCTTTGACATGTTTCGGTCCTGGTCGCAGCGTTCCTCAAAGGAGCCGGAAAGAAACGATGCGGACTTCTCATGTCTGAGGCGATGCCACCTGACCTCTTAAAGTCAGGTACCCTCGAAACTCTCACCCTCTACATTGATCTCGCGCCGGATACCAAGGCCGACCTCGAAGTAGTGGCGCGGGCGTCACTCGCGTTCGCTAGCGCAGTGCGGGAGCTTTCGTTCGTTTTGGATCCGTCGCTGGGCATACGGATCGAGCTGGTTAGCGGCACCGAGGGCAGCCTCTCGCTCAACTCGCTGCTGAGATTCTTCGGGAAGCCAGATGCCACCGCACGGCAGAACATAAAGGTCATCGCTCTTGCGATGGCGACCTTCTTCTCTGTGAAGACGGTCGAATGGACATACGAAAGAGTGCTGGACCATTTCATTGCCTCGGAGGAGCAGCCCAGCTTCTCACCTGAGCAGATCGAGCAGATAATCGAAAGGACGGCTGCAACTGTCGCCCGTCGCGTGGGCGCACCGCAGGCGGAAAGAGTTTACCGCGAGTTGCAGACCGACCCTGCTGTAAGGGGTGTCACCGTCGCTCACGGGCGGGAAGTAGATCGTTCCAACATTGTCCCACGGTCAGAGTTTGGAATGAGGTCCGGCCTGATCCAGCAGGAGATGGAAAGCGCGACCAAAAGGACACGGGTTGAGATCGTGAACCTCAGCTTAGTCAGTCCGGTCCTACTCGCCGACACGCGCAGGCACTGGCGGTTTCAGAGCGCCAGCGGGCCACTGAGCGCCCCAGTAAAGGACGCCCAGTTTCTAGACGACATGATCAACGGCCGAACCGCCATCACCCTCGTCAGCGGCATTCAAATGGAAGTGGAACTGCGTACCGTCGAGGAAAAGAAGGACGGTGTCTGGCACGTTAAAGAGAGAGCCATCCTTCATGTGCGGCAAATCCGGTCGCCGTCACAGTCGAGTTTCAAACTAGTCCAGCCGTCGAGATGATTTGCGCAGGATCAAGATGCAAAGGAAGAACACTACGGCTGACGCTATAAGTGCAACGGGGCGCTCGGCGAAGCGGCTTAAGATTTCCATTATTCCATATGAGGCGACGAACAGACCCACCGTGCTCATAAGCGCGCGCAATCGCACCCCAAAATGGGGCCCCACCTTTGGTGCGCGCGAAGCCGATTCTGCCATGATCAGAATTTAGGCAAGGGTAATATCGAACACAAGCCTCAAACATTCACATGAACTCGACGAAAAATCACAAAGAAGGTCCCGATTGTAACGAAATAGAAAAACCTAATCTGAGTATCCACAGAAGTTCGCGCCACGTGGCCGACTGCCCTGCCTTCTATAACATCCCAGATCCTGTGGAACAGAAGCTTCCTGGCGTGGCCCAGCTAGCCCATGTGCTGCTCCGAATAGCGGGGCTCTGACTGAGCAGCCCCACAACCGGCGTACGCTAGCGGTTCAGATCATCGCCGTGCGTGGTGGGCTTCAACTTCTTCCCGGGAGCGAGTTAGAGCGCCACCCCGCGTCGAGCCAATACTTCCCAAGCTTCGCTGAAGTGCGCGATCCGATCCACACCATCGAGGAAGGCATGGAGTGCTGCCCAGGGGGCTTGATCGAGCTGGACATGCGGCGGTACGCGCTCGATGAAGTCGGCGAGGTATGCCGGGATCGCCGCGGCATCCCATACCTCGCTGTTCGACTGAATGGCCGCGGCGAGTTGCCCAAGGTCCTCGGTGGTCACCATCTCCGCCAACGGGGTGATCGACCGTTGGAAGATCGCCTCTGCCCCTCGGAAGCTTCCGGCCTCGCGCAGTTCCTTCAGCGATAGGGGAAGGAAAGCGCGACTAGGATGCGCTCGCAGCACTCTGGCTCTACGCTCCGAGTCCAGGCGGGCATAGGCATTGCGAACGCGCTCAGCGAACCCGGCGATATCAACTGCCGCGAAAATCCCGTCCTCGGACGGCGCTTTGGGATCGTGGTTGTCGATGACGGCATCGAGCCGGATTCGGGTCGCCGGATCCAGGCGCTCTAGGATGTCCGGAAATTCCTTCAGCAGCCCGAAGACGCGCCCGAGCTGATCGCCGGATGCGCTCTCTATCTGGCGCAAAGCCAATTCTCGGACGTCGCTGCGCCATGCATGCAGATGGTGCCGGGCAATGGCGGCAAGGGCGTGGAGAATGGACGCTTCGTGGCCCTTCCAACCTGCGACGTCACGACGTAGGAATCCCTTGAGCAGCACCGTCGCGAAGCTATCAAGCGACGAGGCCCGCAGGCGCGAGAGGTAGCGCTCGGCGACATAGCGGATGGCCTGCTCGCGCTCGCGTGGAAACGACGGGGATGGCACATCGTCCGCGAAGGCCGTGATCATGGTCCGACCTTGAACTGGCGCGGCGGCGAGGAGGGTCTCGACGGCAGTGACAATGTGCAGCCGGACGAGCTCCGGCCGCGGCTGGAAGAGCTCTGCCTCGGTAGAGAAGGCAGGATGGGAGCAGAGGTTCCGGTCCTCCTTCAGACGCGACAGGTGCAGCTTTTCTTGCTGCCCGATGAAGGCGAACGGGTCGGACGCTTTATCGAGGAGCTCGTTCTCCAACTTCAGCAGGCGCTCGCGGTTGCCGTTCGCTACCGCCTTGTCAAAATCCTCCATGAACGTGACCGCGGCCTTGTCACCTGCCTGGCTCAGCTCCCTGATCTTCGAGAGGATATCGAAGGACACCGCGATCCAGGTCCCCACGATAGCGGCCTTGTATGCGCCCACGCGGTATGCCGCGACGGCCTCGGCGATGTACTCGCGCGAACGGCGTGAGCGCACCCTCAGGATAAGGGCATCGAGGTCGGTGAGGTGAGGATCCATCTACCAAGTCCACACGCGCTTCATGGGGCGGTAGACGAGGTGACCGTCGACCCAGCACCATCTGACACAATTTAGCTGCCGGAAACGCAATGCGATAGTCGGCGAATTACCTCCGGAGCCTGGCCAACTTGGCAAATGTCGGCTCGGGTCCGAAGCGGCGCCGGTGGTTGGCTTCCAACTTACGCCACTCTCATGACCTCCCGCGCCGCTGCCCAGCGGCGCTGGCGATCCGCTGTCCCGTTGGTCCCGCCATTGATGCGGCGGGTGATCGCCTCGAAGGCGCCGGCATCGGCGAGCTCGTTGCAGCCCATCTCCGCCCACCAGCGCGCCGCGCTCTCGGCCGCGCCCTCGCGGGTCTCGAGGTAGCCGGCCACCTCCTCCAGCGGCAGGCCTGTCCAGCTGGCCACCCGCTCATAGGCAGAGTGCCCGGACTGATGGGGAGCACTCCATGTATCGACAGCAGCAAAAATTGCGCGTTTTATGCAACGATATGCCTTGCCCGGGAGGATCGAGTGCTTCTCCGATGGTTTCTCTCTGCCCTGATCTCCTTAACGGTTGCCAGTGGGGCGCAGGCCGGCAGTATCGCAGTCATCGACGTAAGTGACCCAACACTGGGTTTCGAGGGACTACCGGCGTCTGCGCGTGGATGGGGCTTCCGGGTTAATCAGGCTATCACCCTGACAGAACTCGGGCTCTGGGACGGCTGGCATACCGGCTTCCAAAGCACTCACACGGTCAATCTCTGGGATGGTGCTGGAAACCTATTAGCCTCAGCCTACTTCGATGTCGGGACGGGAGCGACGCCCAGAGGTGCCGCAGTTTTGGATGGAGTCTTTCGCTTTCTACCGATCGATCCGCTTAGTCTCGTCACGGGCGTGGATTATGTCATCGCGGCAAGTTACGCCCAAGACATGAACGAGAGTAATCTCTTCCTGGCGTACGGCGGTCACGTGAATATGGCTCCCGAAGTGTCTTTGACTCAGACCAACCTATTCAACCGTTCCGGCTTCGCTTTCCCCAATGAAGTAGGCCCGTCGGGAAGCGGTTACTTCGGGCCTAACTTCACGTTCGTCACTGTACCGGAGCCCAGCAGCCTTCTTCTTTTTGGATTCGCCCTAGCCGGCCTAGCAGGCGTTCGCCGCCGCTTCGGACAGAGGTAAGGCCCCGAAAGGGGCCAGACCGCCGAGCCATGTCTTATTTCTTAGCGTCCGAAAGTCGGCGCCGCCTCTTCCACCACAGCGAAGGCGGGATTGCTACGCCACCCCCACCACCTCCCGCGCAGCCGCCCAGCGGCTCAGGCGGTCCTCCTGCCCATTCGTCCCGCCGTTGATGCGCCGGGTGATGCTGTCGAAGGCGCCAGCGTCGGCGAGCTCGTTGCAGCCCATCTCCGCCCACCAGCGCGCCGCGCTCTCAGCCGCGCCCTCGCGCGTCTCGAGGTAGCCCGCCACCTCCGCCAGCGGCAGGCCAGTCCAGCCAGCCACCCGCTCATAAGCCTCGCGGCCGGTGTGCTGGATCAGCCCCCTGCCCCGGAATGCCCAGCCGTCGCCGGTGCCGGCCGGGCGATTGCCCAGGCGGCCGCCATAGGCGATCTCGGCGATCTGCTGCTGCTCCGCCGGATGGCCCAGCCGGCGGCCGAGGCGCCAAGCCAGGTCCGCGTCGAAGCGGCTCGGCCAGACCAGCTGCAGCGCCTCCGGCGTGTAGTCCAGGCTCTCCACCAGGCGCCGGAAGCCCCCGGATTCGTGCCCTACCTGCGCCAGGAAGGCCGCCAGGCGGTCGCGCGTAGTAATGCCGTGCGTCCGGCAGGCCGGGGCCAGGGCGGCGGCCCAGGCCTCGGCCTCTTGCACGCCCAGGGCCCGCAGCATGGCGGGCATGGGGCGCACCGGCTCCGGCGCGGCGGCGGCGGCATCGCCGACCGCCATCACCGGAATCGCGGCCTGGCCTGGCGGCGGTGCCGGCGGCGCCGCGGGCGCCTCCCGCCACTGGCCGAGGAAGGTGGACAGGCGGGCGAGGAAGCTCATCGCTGCCCCGCCACGGCGCGCAGCGCCTCGTCCTTGCGCGCGCTACCGGCGCTCGAGCCGACCCAGTATGCGACCACGGCCGCTGCCATGCTCTGCAGGGCGCCCATGGTGTAGAGCGCGATATCCTGCGAGCCCTCGGGCAGCGACCTGGTCAGCACCATCCAGCAGGCCACCCCGAAGGCGATCATCACCAGGATAGAGACCAGAGGCGCGCCCCAGGCGATGACGGAGCCCGCCTGTGCCAGCGCCACCGTCTGGCTGCGAGCGCCGGCCCTGTCGCCCTGCAGCGCCACCAGCTCCTCGAGCTCGGCCCGGCGCTCTGCCTTCTCCCGCTCCGCCGCGATTTCGGCGAGCCGGATGCGGAGTTGCACTGCCAGCTGCGGATCCCGGATCGCGGCCTCGACCGCCTCCGGGCTGTCGGCGCCGACGACAGAGCGCACCGCGCCGACCACCTGGTCCGCCACGTCACCAGCCTTCTCGCCGATGACATGGCGCAGCAGCTCGGGCGCGAGCGCGCCTATTGCCGGCAGCAAGGCCGGCAGCAATGGCAAGGCCATCACCTGCTCCTCCTGATTGTCGAATTGTCGCCTGCCCGGCGACGGGGATTCAGGCGCCGGGGCGACCGCCGCGGCGGCGCGGCTCCAGCAGGTCGCCAAGCAGCGGATCGAGTACCGCCGGCCCCTTGTTGGCCAGCACGCCGATGATCACCAGCGCGGGGCTGCCCTCCACACCGACCGCGCCGCAGACCAGAGCACCCATGACGGCGCAGGCGCCGATCAACGGCAGCTCGTAGACCAGCAACAGCAGAAGGCGGCGCCTGGTGACGCGCTCGCGCGTCGCACCGAAGAGCAGTAGCCCGCGCCCGGCTGCGGCGGCCGCGAAGCTGGCGAGAGCCTCGCCGAGCGACGGCAGCGGATCAGGTACCAGCGACATGGCGGCCACCTCCAGGCACGAATTGTCAGAGAGCGACGCGGCGCGCCGCGATGGTCACCCCTCGAGCGCCGCGGCGGCGCGGAGCCGCCCCTACGGGAGCCGGCGGAACAGCCCGCGCGCCCGGTGCCAGCGCCAGCCATCCGCGCAATGCCCGGCGCCGAAGAAGAAATCCACGAAGCGCACGCGCGGCAGGCCGGACGGGTCGCCGTCGCGCGTGAGCTGATAGCTGGCCGCCGAGAACGTCACCGCGCCGGAGCCGCCGCACGCGCCGTTCAGCGCCCGCGACAGGCCGCGCCAGGTTTCCGTCCAGCGGCCGCCGACCGCCGAGGCGGCCGCCGATTCCTCCGCCGCCGCCGGTGCCGGCGCCTCTACCCCCGCGGCGCTCACTCGCCACTCTCCGGCGCTGCCGCGGCCGTCAGGGTGTCCCGCGCGTCGCACCAGGCGGTGACAGTGGAGCTGCGCAAGACGGCGGGCATGCGGGCGGAGGCGCGCGCGCCGAAGCGCCGCGTCGCCGTGATGGCGGGACCTGGCATGGAAGCCTCCGGGGCGGCGCTCTGGCCGCCGGTGCACGGTGGTTAGGCGAGGACCTCGTCGAGGCGCGCCTGCGTCAGCGCGCCCGCGGTGACGAATGCCTCGAGGCCCGTGCGCACGTCGGGGTCGTCAAGGTTCACCTCGACCGCCGACGCCAGGTCATCGAGCGCGACCTGCAGGGCGGTGTTGCCCGCGTCGAGCGCCTGCGAAGCCGCCAGGGTCATGGACGCGCGCTCGGACAGGGTGAAGCGGCGCCGGAACTCGTATGGCGCGACGGTGCGCACCGGCGGCGGCGGCGGAAGCTCCCGCTCGGCGACGGCGCCCTCGACCAGGCTGAACGAGGAACCCGTCTCGTGACGCGCGAGCTGCTCCGGCGACGCCTCGACGAGCGTGTACTCTTCCTCCTCGCCGGGGAAGAGCGGCTGGAAGTCGAAGCCGACGAAGGAGCCATCGGCGTTCCGGAAGCGGAAGTAGGTTGCCATGGTGGATCCCCTTAATCGCCACCGCCTGGGTCAGCGGCGGTCCGGTAGCTGCGCGACTCCACAAGGCGGACTTGCGTGCCATTGACGATCTCGAGCTCGCAGGCCCGCAGATCGTCACCAGCGCCCATATTGACCCCCGAGTAGACGACACGCTTGGCGACGACGCCTGTGAGGTAGGTCCCGAAATCGGTGATCTGGCTTTTGGTGTGGGTGTGAGAGACGTTGGCCTTGGAGGCCGGGTCGAAGTTGCCGCTCGTCCAGATGCCGCCGGTCGGGCCGCCGAGCGTGTAGTCCACGACGGCGTTGTCGGACGGCCTGACGGTTCGAAACAGCCATCCATCGCCGATGTTGGGCGACGCGATAATCTGCTTCCTGCGATAGCTGCCCACCGCCTGACCAGTCGGCTCGAGCTGCACGACTGCGTCGCCCGCGGCCGTGATGCTCGCCGACGTGGCGTAGAACGGCCCGGCCGACAGCGTCCCGCTCGCCGTCAGATTGCCGGTCAGCGTGACATTGCGCGCGGATAGGTCGAAGGCGCCGAGAGCGAGGTGCCCGTTGGCGTCGCGATAGAGCGCCTTCTGCGCGGGCAGCACGCAGAACACCGACACCTCGCCCGTGAAGTTCAGTCGCGTCGGGTTCGTCACGCCATGCACGGAGGTCCACATGGGCGTGCCGCGCGTCAGCTTGTTCGGTGCCCCCGCGGTCACGGTGCCCGATTGGATCTCCGACTGCGAGCCATCGGTGATCTCGTAGTAGCAGCTGGCGCCGCTGCCGAAGGCGGAGACGAACCCGACGTAGCCCGCCTTCGGCCCGATCAGGTTGATGGCGGTGCCGGTGCCGGGGGCATTAGCGGTTTCGTAGACCCTGTTTCCAAGCATGTCTCAGAGCCTCTCGGTGATGGTGGCCGACCAGGCGCGGCACTCCATGCTGGTGACGGGCCACGTCACCGCGCTGCTACCCGACAGGCGACCGAAGATAGCCTCGCGCTGCATGTCGGCGCCGTTGGGGAACGGGATGAACAGGACGTTCGTGCCGTCCTGAGCGACGGCGGCGAGCTCCATCACCTTCGGCCACACCTCGGCGCCGGTCAGGTTCGGCATGGCGACGCTCCACTGGCGTCGGGCGTAGCGCAGCGTGACAAACTCGGCGCCCGAGCGCGCGGTGACGACAGAGGCGTCGATGGTGCGGCCGACGTTGGTGTCCCAACCCGCGTTGCGCTCAGGCGTCCACACCGGCCCCGCGAAGGCGAGCGGGATGTTGAGGAAGGTGTCGGGGTTGGTGGGGTCGCTGATGTCCACCCGGGCGTAGCGGCCCGACACCTCGGCCGGGGCTACGTTCACGTGCTGCCCGTAGCCATGGGCCACGCCTGGCAGCGCGCCGCCGTCGTAGACCGTGGCAGCCGGATCGAGGCTGGAACCAGTAGAGCTGAGCGCGGCAACCTGCCCGGAGGTCATCTGCGCCGCGTAGTAGCGGAGGCGGCGGAGGCTCGTTACCCCACCCACGTCGGCGAGGAGGTACACTCGGGAAAAGGCCGCGCCCACCGCGGTCGCGCCCGGCACCGACGCCAAATTCTGACCGTTCGCCCACGCGTAGGTGCCGCCGGGTCCCACCGTCAGGGCAGCCCGCGTGAGCCCTCCGCCGCCGGGCACCGAAACATTGACGGAATCCAGCAGAGTTGTGGACCCGACAAACAGGTAAGCGTCATACACCGGGGCGCTAGTCGGTGACAGGGCCCAGCACCGGAGCGCCGCTTGGGTTCCGCCCACCGCATTGCTTCCGGTGTCGATGCGTGCGCGCCAGAGCGCCCCGGCTGCACCTACGGTGATCGGCTGCGCCTCGACGAAGAGCGTTCCTTCCTCCGCGGCGACCTGCCCCGCCCAGGCTAGGTACTCGGACCCACGGGTCGACACCTGTGGCGCGCCGGCCGGCGGCAGGATAGGCGAGGTGCTGAACTCGCCCAGCTCCAGCTGCGGCAGCGCCACGCGCAACGTGAAGTCACACGCCGCGGCCGTTGTGACCCACAGATGCACATTGACCCATGCGGTGGTTGTTGGGGCAACCGCGTTCTCGTTCTTAAACCGCTGCGTCCGTAGGGGCGCCGAGGTCGGGACGATGAATAACTCCTTCGCGCCCGCGAAGGCTGCCGCGCTGGTCGAATAACGCGTGCGCAGGTTCACGGATTCGCCCTCGCCAGAGGGCAGCGTTCCTGCGACCAGACGCACATTGACCGCCGCGGACCATGCCTCCCCCGAGGACGCTGCAATGGTGCTGGCGACTGCGAAAGTTACGGCCGAGGTCGATAGCGGGGTCGTGCCCTGAATCCGGATGTCGGTGTACGGTATTCCGTCCTCGACGCCCGTACCGACCACGCTGGCGGCCGCTGACTTCGGCCAATTCGACCCGACTTCGCCGCACGGGTCGGGGATGGAGTTGACGCGCCGGGGCTCCTGCAGTGCGCCGAGGCTCTCCAGTGTTGCCGGGTCGTACGTGTCGTGCCGCAACACGCCCCCGGCAGCCGTCTGCATGACGCCAGCGCTATCGAAGTAGGTCGCGAGCGCCGTCACCGGGGAGTGAGCGCGTGAGCACGTGAACCCAGCCGGCGCGATGAACCCAGGCCCGAACTGCACGTCGAAAGTCGGCGTAGCCTCGATCACCGCTTCGGCCGGGCCGACGCGCCAGCGCACCGTGGCCGCGGGCGTCAGGTTGGTGCGCGCGAGCAGGAAGGCACGCCAGGTCACCACAGAGCCCGCGTCGATCAGCAGCGAGGCAGACGTGACACCGGACGGCGTCTGCCACGCCTCGGTGGCGGCGCCATGCTGCGTCTGAAGGTTCCCGGCGGTGAGGCCCGCCACCTCGTCGGACGCCTGAAGCAGGGGCGCCGAGAGCACGCGGTTCTCCCACCCGAAGCAGCATTTCTCGGTCATACCAGCACCTGCAGTCTCATGGTGTCCTCGTGCCCGCGCAGGCTGTCGCCGACGACCTGCCCGAGCTTGCCGCCGTCCAGATCGTGGATCGGGTAGACGAGAGAGACGGCATCGCCGACGTCGAGCGACAGGCCGAGCTCCGTGGGCACGACGACATCGTAGAGCCGCCGTGCAGGAACGGTGCCCCACAGCGCGCCGAGCGACTGTGCGAGCGCCTCGGCGTGCGCTTTCTGGAGCAGTGCTGTCGGCAGCTCCGGCGGATCCTGCGGGTTCCGGTAGGCGGCGAGCACTGCCGTCGAGGCCCAGGGCGGCGCGAAACGGTCGGCCGAGGCGAGGAACTGCTTCCGCGCGTCCGACACGTCGGGGTCCAGGTCGCTCGTCTGCACCGTGTGGCAGCGCTGGTAGCCCACGCGCCACCTGTACGGCGGCGGGTCGAGCGGCGCGCCGAGAGCGCGGGGCGTCAGGCCGATGATCTCGGCCGTGCTGAGCCGCGCCTTGGGCGTCGCGCCCGCAGGCAGCGTGCGCAGCGCGATGGCCTTCAGGCGCCCGTCCCGCGTCGGCACCAGGCGCGCGCCGATGGCCGCCAGCATCAGCCCGGCCGCCGCGGCGCCGTCGCTGGCCTCGGTCCATGACCAGCCCGCCGTCCACGGGTAGAGCGCGGCGAGCGACGTGAACGAGGCGACGTCGATCAGGTCCGGCGGCAGCGCCATGTCCTCGGTGAGGATGTAGCGGGCGATGGTGGCCGCGCTGCTCTGCGCGCCCGCGACGACGAAGCCGCCGGTGACGTCCACGGTGATCGGGCGCGTGGGGCGCGTGCCGAGCTGGAAGCAGCCGTTGGCGTTGTTGGTGCGGTACTGCCCCGAGGGCGTGACGCCGCTGTACAGGTCCGCGACGTCGCCCGCGTAGGTGTGCTGCGCGTCGCCGCCCTCATAGAGCGCGACGATGGTGCCGGGGCCGTCGGTGAACTGGTAGATCTGGTCGACCGGGTCGATCAGCTTCGGCGTCACGTTGCGCACGGGGTCGGCCGAGGTGCCGCCACGCACGCGGGGCTTGATCTGCCCGGCCATGTCCGGCGTGCCCTCGAGGCCGCTGATGCCCGCGTAGACGTTCTGGAGGTAGGGCCGCTCGATCCAGTAGCTGGCGTCGCGCAGCGGGACCTCGAGCACTTCCTCGGAGAGGAACCAGGGCTGCCCGATGCCCACGAAGAACGGCATGAGCGACGCGTAGGGCGGGTCGACGAGGTAGCCGCGCGCGTCGGGCGACTTCCACCCCATGAGCACGCGCACAAGGCGTCCGTCCGCGTTGCTGCGGGCGGCGAGGGCGTCGTATCGCCGCCCTGCATTGGCGAGCCGCAGGCTGCCCCAGCTGGCCGCCACGGCGGCGGCGCCGGGGGCGAGCTTCATGGCCCGGTCGAGAGCGAACGCCTGGTCGACCGTGCCCGGGTAGAGCCGCAGGCCGCCCGCATCACTCTCCCGCGTCCGGTATCCGATGTCGCTGGCGAGCACGATCTCGGATACGGACACGCGGCCCGCGTCTGGCGGCGTGTCGGCCCACGGCGCCGAGGCGAAGGGCGCCGCGCCGCCCGGGGCCTCTCCGCCGGGCGCGTAGGCGTCCATCTCGACCGCCAGGAATCGCAGGCTGGTCATGCCGCGAGCCTCCCCGGCCGGTTGCCGTTCTGGCGCGTCTCCGCGAGCAGCGCGTTCGCCACGGACGTCATCCGGTCAATGGCCGCCTCGAGGATCTCGGTGTTCTTCTTGCCCTCGAGGACGAACAGCGAAGCGGTCAGCTTGTCCTCGTCGAGCGACGTGCCCAGGTCGCCGAGGGCGCCGGTCACGCGCTCGAACAGCGCCGTGTACCCGGCGCCGCTGCCCTCGACCTCGCGGCCCGCGTTGAGCAGCGTGTCGGCGGCCTGCGCGATCTGCGTCAGGGCCGTGTAGTCGCCGCCCGCCGCGAGCGCGTAGAGCCGGTCGAACTCGCCCTGCGCCGCCACGAACTGGCCGCGCGCCGAAATGGGCGACAGCTGCCCGCTGCGCAGGCTCTGGATGTAGTCGGCGAGCGAGGTGACGGTCGAGGTGATCGTCGGCGCGACTGCCTCGCGGCGCTGCTGCTCGAGCTGCTCGATCGCCTTTACGCGGCGCTGCTCGAGCTCCGTTTCCGCGAGCCCGAGCTGCTTCGCCTTCTTGACGGCCTCGTCGTACTGGCTGTTGAGGTCCTTCAGTGCCTGCTCGTACTGGTCGAGCGGCTCGGCCGCCTCAGTGAGCGGCTTGTAGACCGTGGTGTACCAGTCGATGTTTTCGACGAGCTTGTTGCCGTCGTCACCGGATGCCTTGAGGATCTGCTTCAGGGTGGCGCTGAGCTCGCTCTCGACGCTGTCAACCATGCCATAGGCGACCTGCGCGAGCAGCGCGTTGACCCCCTTCTCGTCACGCCCGTAGCGTCCGCTGTACTCGCCGTAGCGCAGGTAGATGCCGTCGCGCGAGCCGACGCCGACGTTGATGCTGCCGTTGATTGAGGTTTCGAGTGCCTTCTCAAGCGCTTCGTCGAGATCCGCGATCCGGTCGGTGATGCTCTTCGCGGCGTCCCGGTTCTCCTGCGAGAACTTCTTGCCAGTCATGCCGCCCTCGACTTGTGCGTAGGTGTCGAGGTCGATGGTGCTGGTCCCCTCCTTGTTGGACGGCTTGCTGTTGCCGAACAGGCCGCCCACCAGGCCGCCGAGGGTGCCGCCGACCATCGAGCCGATCGGCCCCCAGATGGCGCCGACGACAGAGCCGATGCCCGCGCCAATCATCGCGCCCTGGCTGTTTCCGCGGGCAAGGCTGTTGGCCATCATCCCCATGCCGAAGCCCGCGCCGATGCCGCCGATCGTGGAACCCACGCCGCCCATGGCCGACGTAGGGGAAGTGCCAGCGGCGCTCATGCCGCCGGGTACTGCCCTCACCCCGGCCGCCTGCGCGGCGCCGCCGACAGGGGCGCTGCTGCTGCCCCCGCCGAACCCGAAAAACGATCCGATGGAGCTCCAGAAGCCGCCACCACCCGAGGACGCCGCGGATGACGTGCGGCCGCTGCTGCTGCCGCTGCCGAACAGGCTGCCGATGGAGCTCCAGAAGCCGCCACCCGAGGACGGCCCGAACGACGTGCTGCCGCTGCTGCTGCCGCCGAACAGGCTGCCGATGGAGTTGAATAGGCCGCCGAGGCCACCGCCGCTGCTGTCGCTGACCGTCATGCTGCCGCCCAGGCCGCCGAGCGTGGGCCTGGTGCCGCCGAACAGGCTGTTCATCAGCGGGTTCACGACCGCCATGCGCATGGCCGCCTGGATCACCTCGCTGAACACCGCCTTCGCGATGTTCTTGAAGTTAACCGCCTTCAGCGAGCCGTTCGCGAAAGCCTCGGTGATCGCGCCGCCGATCCTGTCGAACGCCTGCTCGCCGACGCGCGACAGCTCATTCCAGCTGTTCTGCTGCTGCTGCAGCTCGCGCGTCATGCCGGCGATCTGCCCGGCGTTGCTCAGGCGCTGCCGGTTCTCCGCGCTGCCCAGGTTGGCGCCCGGGTCCTCATTCAGGATGCGCTGACGCTCGCGCAGGATGGCCAGCTCGCGCTCGCGGACGTCGGAGTTGGCGCCGAGCAGCTCCGTCTCGCGCCGAAGCAGCTCGATCTGGTCGCGCTGGTCCTGTAGCGCCTTGGCGGAGTTCACGCGCGCCTGCGCCTCGGCCTGCCGGGTAAGGGAGGCGGTCAGGCTGCGCGTGGCGCTCTCGTGCTCGACGCTGCCCTCTTTCCCGTACTTCAGCGCCTCGGTCCAGGCCCGCTGCGCAATCTCGGCCTGCGCGCCAGCCTGGGCGCTCTCGAGGTAGGCATCGGCGACGCGGTCGGTCCAGTTGACCTGCTCGTTCGCCGCCACGAGGGCGGTGTTGAGCTCCTCGGTCAGCCGCTGCTGCACCAGGCGGCGCGCCTCGGCCTTCTGTCCGGCGCTGGCCTGCCCCTCGCCCGCCGCCCGCGTGGCGCGGTCGATCTCGAGCTCAGCCTGCGCCAGCTCGCGCGCGGCACCCTCCGTCTCCCGCGACAGCGCCACCTGCTCGCGCAGCCCGCGCATGTACTGCTCGGTCGCCGGGGTCAGTCCCTCGAGGGCCTGCTGGATGGCGACGAGCGAGGACCGGTACGCGGCGATCCGCTGCGGATCCGTCTCGACGCGCAGCTGCCGCTCGATGTCGGTCCGCTGCTGCGTCAGCTGCTGCCGCTGCTGGTACGCACCGCCGACGTCGTTCGAGGCCGCATCGGCGAGCGCGCGAACCTGCTCGGGGCTGGCCTGGCCTGACAGGGCGAGCTGGCGGAGGCGGGCGCGCTCCTGCGCCTGCGTCAGCTGCTCGAGCTGCGGAATAAGCCGGTCGAGGCTCTGGATGATGACGTTGATGCTGGCCGCATAGGCGCCATTTTCGTCCACGGCCGCCTGCAGCTGCTGCCGCAGCGCGAGGACGGACTCCTGTGTGACGACATTCGCCTGCCGGAAGCGCGTGATGGCCTCCGTCGCCTGGCGGTAGTCCTCCTGGGTGGAGGGGTCGAGGCCGCCGCCGCCGATGGCCGCGAGCGGGTAGAGGCCCATTTCGCCCGCCGTCGGCGCCTGCGTCAGGCGGCCGTTGATGGCGCCGAGGACGCCACTACGCAGGCGCGAGGCCTCGGCGGCGTTGTTCTGCGTGGTGGTCCGCTCGCGGCGGCGCTCGTACTCGAGCTGGGCCTCGGTCAGCCCCTGGTAGTACCGGGTGAGCTGCACGAGGGTTTCCCCCTCGCCGCGCAGCCCCTCGCGGTACCGTTGGCCGGCGACTTCGGCTGAGCGGTACTGGTCCCCCTGGGAGCGCAGCGCCTGCGTGTAGTCCGAGGCGCGCCGTTCCGCCTCTCGGTGCTGCTCCGCCTGGCGCTCCATCTCTTCGTTGAAGCGCTGGATCTCCGACTTGCCGATGACGAGACGGGCGATCACCGCGGCCACGGCCAGCGCGAAGCCGGCGATCGCGCCGGTGCTGCCGAACATGCCCAGCGCCTGGCTGCCCTGCTGCGCGACCGCGACGAGGGCATCGCCGCCAGCCTGGAGCTGCACCACCAGATCCTGCGCCTGAAACCCGAGCTGGCCGATGCGGCCGCCCAGGCCGGAGACGGCCTTCCCCGCCTCGTCCGTCGCCGGCGGGATCCCGCGCAGTGCGAGGACCTGCTGCGCGAAGGCATCCTTGGTGCGCTGCCGCGCCGCCGCCGCCTCCACGGCCGCCAGCGCGCCGACACGCTCGGCCTGGGCGATCTCCTGCAGCGTGGCCCGGTACTGCTGCTGGGCGGCATACAGCGGGCTGTACTTCGCCCGCAGCCGATCGAGCTCCTGCCCATAGGCGGCAATGTCCGCGGCCCGGCGCGCGTAGTCCTCGCCGGAGCGGGCCGAGACGCCGAGCGTCTGGTTCAGCGCCGCCTGGTAGCTGGCAGCCCGCTGGGCGGCCTCAGCCGCGGCATCGAGGCGGTTGGCGAGCAGCTGCGCGGCCTCGGAGGCCGGCGCGGTCGCCGCTTGCAGCGCCCGCAGGCGATCCTCCGCCTCGCGGGCCTTGCGGGCCAGGTTCTCCTTGGCCCGCGCAGCCTGCTCGGCGGTGATCTCCCCCTTTGCAAGGCCGGCCTCGAGCGCCGCCTCCGCGGCGGCTAGGTCGCGCTGCGCCTTCTCGGTGCGCCGCGCTGCCAGGGAGAGGTTGTCGTTCGCGTTCACCCAGGCGCGGGCTGAGCGCTCGGCGCGGGTGACTCGGTGGTCGGTCTCCTCGGCGGCCACGCCGAGCGCCTCGACCGCGCGGCGGGCCGCCGCGGCGCCAGCGCTCGTCTGGTCCTCGAAGCGCGAGCGGAAGACAGCCTCGGTCACCTGGGAGACAGTGGCCATGGGTCCTCCTAGCGGGCGGAGATGACGAGCGCGGGGCTCTCGACAGGCCGGCCCTTGTTGCGGCCGGAGCGAATCACATACTGGCCTGGGAAGCGCATGGTGTAGACGCGCTTCGCGGTCACACTGTTGCCGAAGCGGCGACGCACCGCCGCGGCGGCATCGGAGAAGATGCCGGGCGGCATGCTGACGCGAAGCGACTGCCCGCCCACCAGCTGCACGTCGAGCTTGCGGCTGTAGGGCTGGGTATTGCCGATGACGATCTCGTCCACCTGGCCCATCGTCGCCGGGTTGAAGCGGGACGCCGGGACGAACCGGCCGTCCAGGCCCAGGTAGAAGCTGGAGCGATAGTCGCCGCTGTCGCGCGGCGACCGCTCCTGCAAGTAGTTGAGCGCGAAGGCCGCGGCCTCGGCCAGCCGGTCGAAGCGGTAGACGATGACGCCGTCCGGCCGCACCGCTTCCTCGGCAGCGCCCTCGCGGCCGTCCACGATGCGCCGGTACCGCTCGGACCCCTGACCCGAGCGGATCAGCTCCGCCAGCCCCGCCTTGGCCGTCTGCGCCAGCGCCGCCGACTGCTGCTGCGGAGAGAGCGAGCGCGCGAGGAAGACATCCACGCTGCGTCGGAAGGCCGCACCACTCATGTCGCGCCCGTCCTCTGCTGCGCCTGCCACCAGTCCAGGAACACGGCATCCATGACCTGGCAGCACCGGTCCAGGAAATCGGCTTGCTCGGACCCGTAGCCGTGGCGATCGGACCAGGCCATCACTGCCGCCCAGGGGATCCGCCGGGGCTGCGGCGCCGCCATGCCGCCGCCGACCCAGGGGCGGTCCTGATGCAGCCGGTGCCAGGCGCGCCAGACCCAGTGCAGCCAGTCCGGCAGCACCGGGGCTTGCGGCCGACTGTCGTCATCCTCCAGCGCCGCCAGGAAGCCGCCGAAGCGGCCCCAGGTCAGGTGCCACCGGAGGACCTCCGTCAGTTTCCCGAGGCGTCCTCAAGGTCCGCCGTCCGGCGCTGCCCGACCTTGCCCGCGGCCTTGAAGCAGGCCACCACCAGCTCGGCATAGTTAGGGTCGCGCAGCAGGTCGCAGAACTCGTCATGCGTGACGGCCTTGCCGTCGTCGTGGGTCAGGTTGCGCACGTCCAGCGTCACGAACTCGATCAGGCAGTCGATGTTGATGCGACGGCGGATCGCGCTCGGCAGCTTCGACACGTCGCCGCCGAGGCCGACCGCGGCGCGCCGCTGCCGCGCGGCCTGGGCATCGAAGTAGGCGTCGGTGAAGCCGCGGGTGCGAATCTCGAGGTCATCGTATTCCTCGCCGACGGGAACCCACTCGCCCTCGACGATCGCCTTGGCGTCCTGGCGGAAGGAACTGAGCTTGGCCATGGTGGTCTGATCTCCTGCGGGAGAGATGCGGGGATGCGGGAAGGTGGTGGCGGCAGCCCCCGCAGGCCGCCGCCACCGGTGCGCCGCGCGGCGCTACCCGGCCGATCCGGCCGGGATCGGTCAGGCGGCCGGCGCCCGGTCGATTTGCAGGGTCTTGCCCGTGGTGGCGTCCGGGTTCAGCTCGAGCGCGAACTCCGCCATCACCGCCTGGCCCGGGCCGCCGGCGACGATCTGCGGATTCACGATCGTGGTGTTCAGCCCGGTGAAGACGTAGCCGGCGCCGGTGTCATCGGCGGTGCGGAAGGCGATCCGCCCGGCGGCCTCCGACTTGAACCGGTCGTAGAGGGTGAAATCCTTGAAGAAGGTCCGCAGGCGCCCCGCGCCGGTGAAGGTGCCGCCCAGCATGCCCGCCGCGGCGGCACTGCCGAGACCGTACTGCGCCGCGGCGCCCTCGTTGGTGAGGTCGAGCGAGAAGCTCTCCACCGTGGCAGCGATCGCCGCATCGTCCATCTGCAGCGTGCCGAGGCCGGCGACGGTGTCGTGCACGCGGCCCGCCGGCGCGGCGGTGATGGCGCCGGTGGAGGCGTCCGTGGTCGCCTTCATCTCCTGCTGGGAGGCCAGGGTGAAGCTGCCGGACACCGGCTGGCCGAGCGCCGCGGCGATGCTGCCGGCGGTCACGTAGCTGCCCGGGTAGCGCAGGAACTGGCCGGCCCCGACCTGCTTCTGGACATAGAAGCTCTGGAAGTTCACCCCGTTGCGCAGCATGGAGCCGCGAATCTTCGCGGCGGTGCCCGCCGGGGTCTCGTTTGTCACCGTCTTGCCGGCCAGGGTGATGTCCTGCGCCGAGGTCTTGGCCGAGATGCGGTACCAGCCATTGTTGGTGTTCGCGCCGGCCGCGAAGCCGGACAGCTTGATCCACTGGCCGACGGCGATGGCGGTGAACTTCCCGGCCGTGGTGGAGGTCAGCTTGTTGCCGGTCGCGACCGTGCTGATGTCGCCGGCGGCGCTGTCGATGGCCAGCGGCGTCGACCAGTCGTCGCCGAGCAGGCCCGCGAACAGATCGTCAAAGGTGCCGTAGGACAGGGCGAAACTGATCTGGCCGCCGGCACTCTCCTGGGTGGTGATCGCGGCCGAGGCCTGCCGGGTGGCGTTGATCTCGCTCGGACGCTGGCGGGTCTTCTGGCCCGACAGGCTCTCCGAGGTGAGGCGCAGCGCCTTGAAGGCCACGCTGGGCAGCGTGCCCCAGGCGGTCTCGGCGGCGTAGCTCAGAACGACGGCATTGGTCTCGACGCCCGCGGCGTAGCCCGCAGTGGCCATGGCTCATCTCCAAAGCTGTGGAAAGACCGCGCGCGGCGGCTGGGTAGGCGCCAGCGGCGGCGGGATCACCGGTCCTGGTAGCGGTACCGGATGCTGAGCGAGAGGCGGTGGTAGACCCCGGTGTCATCCCCGGGCCCGCCAGGATCGAAGGTCGCGCCGTGATAGGTGACGGGCCCCGGCGGCAGGCCACGGAACAGGTTCGCCACCGTCTTGCGCAGCGCCAGGCCATCGGTGACGCCGGTGTCGGTCGGCACCATCACATGCACCAGGATGGCGCCATCCTCCTGCCAGACGCCGGCGCCGCCGAGCTCGATCGGCTCCGACAGGTCGCCGGAGATCTCCACCAGGAGCCACGGGGCGGGCGGCTCCGGCTTGTCGAAGGCCTCGTTGGGCCAGGCGATGGGCACGCCGAGCCCGCCGGCCTCGAGCCGGGCACGGGCATCGGCCCAGACCTCAGGGCTGCTCATGCGCCACCCCGCGCCCAGAGGCTCCAGCCGGCCAGCGTCGGGCCGTCATAGACGGCGGTGGCGCCCTGCACCGTGTAGGTCCGGCCGTCCACCACCAGCCGATCCGGCTTGCGTGGCGGCGCCGGCCAGGCGGCGGCAGCGATCTCGTCGGCGCCGATCTCGACGCGGATGTCGCCCTGCATGATGCCGCCGACCAGCTCCTCCGGCCGGTAATCGCGGGCGTAGCCGGTCGGCGTGACCGCCACAGGAGCCCCATCCGTCACCAGCCGGGACAGCGTCATGGGCCGACCGCGCCGGGCCAGCTGCCGGCGGCGGGCATCCGCGATCGCGCCCATCAGGCCACCACGACGAGGATGTGCCCGCCGTCCTTGAGTGCCGATTGAACCTGCAGCGGCAGGAAACCCGTGTCGGTCGAAGCGATGTAGGAGACCGAGCCGATCGACTGGTCGCTCTCGCTCCGCAGCATCGGGTCACGGCCGCGCGCGTGCCACCACGCCTTGCAGGTATCGAGGCAGGCCCGCTCCACGTCATAGGGCAGCCCGCCCAGCAGCTCGTACCCGGCCTCGTAGGTCACCACCACCTTGCGCGCGCACCAGCGGACGCGGCAGTCGGAGCGCAGGCGGTGGAGCAGGCCGGACTCGCTCTCGACCTCAAAGTCCGCGCCCTCCGCCAGCGCCGCGCCGTCCTCGGTCACTGCGGTGATCGCCGCCACCGGCACCCGGCTCAGCACCAGCGCGTCGAGCGGGCGGGACAGCCGGATGGTCTCCTCATAGCCCTGGCGCGCGAAGACCCGGTTGCAGAAGCGCGCAATGGCGTCGCTGGCCTGGCGGATCAGGTCGGAGAGGTAGGCTTCCGACGTGGCATCCGTGATCTGCAGCTCCGCCTTCAGCGTGGCGAGCACGGTCAGGTCGGAGGTGGCGGCGGGCGTGACGACGCGCAGCATGACGGTTATGCCGGCCCGGGGATGCCGATGTCGAAGGCGGCCAGGCTGAACGAGTTGCCATTGGTCACGCCCTGGGACGCGGCCAGGGTGTTCGCCGCGAGCAACCGGCTGTTCGTCTCGTCCACGACCGCCCAGTGCGTGGCGGTGCCATCCGCCACGACGGCGCCATCGGTGAACGCCGCCACCGTCACCTTGCGCCCGCTCGGGGCCCGCGCGGCCGGGGCCCCGATCCCGCCCGCCGCCAGCGCCTTGCTGCCGAGCTTCGCGGTGCCCGCGGCGGCGAACGACGCCGGCTCGGACGAGCAGACGTAGATGTGCGTGGCCTCGGTATCGAGCACGTTCAGCCCGAGGTCGAGCACGCGGTCGTTGAGGTACGGCATCAGGTCCTCCTAGGCGCGAGGGGCGGCAGGCGGGCGCGCGCTGCGCGCCGCCGCGGCTGACGGTGGGGCGCCCCGCGCCGCGGCGGCGGCGCGTGGTGTGCGCGGCGTCGCCACGGCCCCGCTCAGGCGCACCGCCGGCCGGCCGAGGGACGGCGTTCCGGCGGCGAGGCCAGCGGCGCCGAGGGCGTGCCGCTGCCCGACGGCCGGCGTGGCCAGGATCGGGTTCGGCGTGGCCAGCAGCGCGGCCACCAGCGGGTGAGCGATCGCCACCAGCGGCGCGCCCGCAACCGGCACTCCGGCAGCGAGCCCGGCAGCAGCCAGCGCATGCCTCTGGCCGAGCGCAGGCGCGCCCAGCGCCGGCGTGCCGGCGGCGAGACCGACCGGCACGAACTGGCCGGACCGGGCGAGGTCCGGGGTGCCGAGAGCCGGAGCGCCAGCAGCGAGCCCCGCCGCGGCGAGCGCGTGCCGCTGCCCAATCGCGGGTGCGGCGGCGACAGGCGCCCCCGCAGCCAACGCCTGGGCGGTCAGCGCATGCGCCTGCGACAGCGCGGCGGCGCCAAGCCCCGGCGTGCCGGTCTCCAGCGAGGCGGCCGCGAGGGCGTGGTCCTGCGCCAGCGCCGGAGCGCCGAGGGCCGGGGCGCCCGCTGCGAGTGGCGCGGCGGTGAGCGCGGCCGGGCCGCCATCAGCAACGGCCGGGGTGCCACCGTACGGCTGTGAGCCGTAGGGGGCGACGCCGTAGCTCATGGCCAGCCGGTGGTGATGTCGAACGCCGCCACCGCCTGCCAGTCGGTCAGGGCCTCGATCTGCTCGGTCAGTTCCGCCTCACGGTCGAAGCACGCCTGAACATGGGCAGCGACAGCCTGGGCCAGCGCCTCCACCTCTTCGGCGGTCAGATGCACAAACCCAGCCGTGGTCTTCCATCGCGCGCCCTGTCCGCGCGAGCGGGCGCCATTGAGGAGGAGCTTGCTCCGGTCGTCGGTGTAGACGGGCAGGCCATTCACCGTGATGCCGCCGGTCTCTCGTTCCCAGCGGTACTCCGCCAGCTCCGCCAGCTTTGCGGCCTTGGTGTCCGGTAGCGGGTCGTAGGTCGAGACAAAAGTCTCGATAGCCGCCGCCATGCCTGCGTTCTCAGTGGTCGGGACGTTGTTCTCGACCCACATCCGCAGCCCGGCGGCTTCCAGCGCCGGGACGAGGCCAGGAGAAAGCTGGTCCGGAGAGAGATTCACGGTCACCATCGTCAGTTCCCTAGCATTGGGCAAAGCCACTGCTTGGCGTCGAAGATGATGCCGGTCGGGTTGTCACCAATCGCCGTGGCGAAGGTGTCGTAGGTGATGCCGTTCTTAACCAATATGCCGTGGCCTCCCGCCGTGTTGCCGTTGAGCGGGGTCATGGAAGAGATCATGCCATCAGCAGGAACGCGCAGGCTGCCTGACGGGGTCACGCCGTTCACCATCAGTGCAGCGAAGTACCAGCCGTTCGGCAGGTACACGGATTCTGGCAACAGAACAGTGTGGCCAGTGCCACCGCCCGTATCCACCGCATCTTCCGTTGTGCCCTCGAACAGCAGCTTGCCTGGCAGATAAGTCACTGGGTTGAACTCATACAGCGCATATCGGAAGCGCACGCCAGCGGTGAACGCGGTGTTGACCTGCACCCAGAACTTGGAAACCGGCACGCGCGCCGCCCACAGCACCGGGGTGAAATAGACAACATTGGCGGCGGGGGTGCTGGGCGCGCGGAAATTGCCGGTCATGATCCAGTTGGCCCAGGGGATAGGCCCACCATTCACGCCCCATCCGCCAGAAACTGACGCGCGCCCGAAGTGCCCCGGCAGAGCGCTATCGGCGTTTGCGGCGCAGATCACCGACGCAGTGCTGCTGATCGTCAGCGGTCCCGCAGGCGTCGTGCTGTAGTTCGTGCCATCCCAGGTCCACACCACCTTGGAGCGAGTAAGCACCATGGTGGCGAGGTCCAGGGCGCCGAAGCCGCCTTCCATCTTGTCGCCGTCAGTGACGGTGTATTCCACCCAGCGTGTACCGGTGCTACCGAACACGTTGGCATAACTCGGCTTGCCGGCGACGGGCGCCAGCGTCAGCGCGCCGGCCCCGCCCGTGGTGGTGTGCTCGATTCCATTACCGCGCACGGCTCAGCCCTCGCGCTGGTCGAGCCGGCCGCCGGGCGCCACGTCGCGGGGCGGGGCGCCGGCGGGGATGGACAGCGCCGCCTTCAGCGTCTCGAGCTGCGCCAGCCGAGTTGCCGCCGGCGGCGTGATCACTGTGACGATGCTGTCCATGGTCGTGCCCTTCAGGCGAATGGGAAGGCGGCCGAAGCCGCCGTCCGTCAGATCTCGCTCGGGCTGGTCAGCACGTAGGACGTGGCGACCTTCGCCGTGTCGGTGGCCGCGGCGGACAGGTCGGGCGTGAACTTCACGCGGACATGCCGCTTCGCCTCGGCGAGGTTGATGCCGAGCACACCAGCGCCGGTGACAGTGCCGCCACCGGCCGGGCCGGTCAGCGTCAGGACCGTCTCGTCGGTGCCGATCTCGTCCCAGGCCGAGCCGTCGTCGCTGTGCTCCCAGATGGCGGTCACCACCAGGGTGGCCGCCGCGGCGAGCGTCGCCGTCGCGGCGATCACCGCCGTGCCGGACTGAAAGCGGCGGGTACCGAAGCCGTCGCGCAGGTCGAGCGCGGCGCCCGTCTGCTCGGCATTGTCGGTGCCGGCGCCGGCGGTCAGGTCGTACTCGGCCTTGCAGTAGGCAGGCGTCATCAGAGCCGCGTCATCGCGGCCCAGAGCGGTGCTGATGGGCATGGGTCAGGATCTCTCTGTCAGGGGGCCGGAGGAGGAGGGGCGGCTAGGCGCCCCTCAGCTGGCTCAGGGCAGCGTCAACCGCCCCACTTCACGGCGGTGAGCATGCCGAAGGCCTGCTCGTAGCGCAGGGCGAAGTCGTGGCTCATGTCGAGCTTGATCGCCATCATGCCCTGCGCCCACATGTTCACCTGCTGGCCGCTGGCATCCTTGAAGGAGGCCTGGTCGGAGGTGGACAGGCGCATGGTCACGCTGTCGCCGATCATGGCGTAGCGGTGCGCGCCGAAGAAGATGTCGCCGCCGGCGCCGGCCGGGCCGGTGATCTGGGTCGTGGTTGCCACCGGATAGCCCAGCAGCGTCGGGTTCGGCCCCTCCAGCGTCGGGAACGCCTTCAGGTCGCCCTGGTACAGGTCCTCCAGGTACATCTTCACGGCTTGGTTCAGGAACCAGGCCGGCTCGTTGCCGTCCACCGGCACGTTGGCATCCGCCAGCGCCTTCAGGAGCTTGCGCAGATCGGCGCGCACCTCGGCATTGGTCGGCGCGGTCTTGTTCACCGCCGCGAACTTCTGCCCCGCCGGGATGGCGTGGGCATAGCCCTTCACCTCCTTGCCCACGCCGCTGCCGTAGAGGAACTTGCGGTCCTCGAACTCGGCCGCGGCGCGGATCAGCTCGTCCCGGCAGTAGGATTCGAGCCCGATCGTGTTGGCGTTGCGGAGCAGCTTCTGGCTGATCGGCAGGATGGCGGAGATGTCCTTCTCCGTCATGTCGATCAGGCCAAAGGTGACCCCGGTCACCTGCCCCTGCTCGTTCTCGCCGACATAGCCGACCGTCGCACCGGTCTTGCCCTTCAGGTAGGAGGCATTGCCCGGCACCACCTGACCGCGGCGGCGGACGATGGTGTTCGGCCCGAACAGGCGGATGATCTCGGAGGCATAGGTCGGCGCCACGAGGAAGCCGCCCCCGGCGTTGTCGTTCAGCGTCTGGGCACGCTGCACCGCCTCCGTCACCGGATGCCGCTCGCCATAGAGATCGCGGGCGATCTGGCCCGGCGCGACGATACGCCCCTCGGAGCGGAAGGCGAACTGCGACTGAGCATAGGAGCGGACGAAGGCGCCGAACTCCCAGCCGAGGTCGCGCCGCTCCGCCACCTGCGCCGGCACACCGGCCGCGCGCTGTTCCACCGGATCCTGGCCCAGCGTCGTGCCCGGCTGCGGAGCGGGAGCCTGGGCGCTGGCGGCAGAGCGACGCACCGCGTCCAGCCGCTCGGCCCGCTGGATGTCCTCGTCCAGGGTCCGGACCTGGCCCTCCAGCTCGTCGAAGCGCTTGCGCGTCTCCTCGCTCAGTCCCCCCTTGGCGAGCTCCTCCAGCTCCTCCATGGCCTTGGCGCGCTTCTGCTGCAGGTCGGCGAGCGCGATGGTTCCGCTGAGCGCTCCAAGCAGGCTCAGCGACCAGTCGGCCGGGCGGAAGCTGCCGGCCAGGTCGAGGTCGAGGGCCGCAGCCGCGGCAGCAGCAGGCGTGGGATCGAACAGCGCGACGCCTGCCAGCACCAGGCACAGCATGGCGAGCGCCGCGGTCAGCAGGCGACCGTGCTTCATCGTGATTCTCCGTGTGGTTGCCGGGCACCCCCGGCCAGGGTTAGCCCCGGAGCCGCAGCAGGCGGAGCCGAAGGGCAGGATCGCCGCCCGGCAATGCGCCGGCGCGGGATTCAAGAACCGACCGCAACGCGACCGAAGTCTTCGCATAGGCCGGCATGGAGACGATCGAGACCTCCCGCAGCGTCGCCGAGCGGTGCGCCACGCTGCGCAGCCGCCCGTTGTCGCCATAGGAGCGGAGCATGTCCTTCGGCACGAAGCCGAAGCTCATGCCCGGGTAGTTCTTCGCCCGGATGTTCTCCAGCGCGTCGCGGGCGAGCTGGGTGTCCGGCAGATCGGCCTCGAACTCGAGGCCGCGGGTTGCATCCCGCAGCCGGAGATTGCCAGCCTTGGTCCGCGCCAGCAGGGAGCGCGTATCGTGCTCCAGCAGCAGTCGGACGTCGGCGCCGGAGCGCAGCGTCTCGCCGAACACGCCGGGCTCCAGCCACTCCTCGAACTCATAGCCGCCCCAGCTGCGGATCTTGGTCCGGGCGTTGTACGGGGCGGCCAAGCCCTCGATCCGGCGGGCGGGCTTGCCGTCCACGTTCGTCGTGGCCCGGACCTCGACCTCCAGGAAGCGCAGCTCGAACTCCGCTGGCGTCTCGCTGTCAGGCGGCATCTGCGGCATCGGCGGGCCCCTTGGTCTGCTGCTCGGCGGCCTTCCCGGCCAGGCCCTGGGCGGCCAGCCGGACCGGCACCGAGGCCGAGTTGATGAAGAGCTCGTCGCCACCCGGCAGCGGCGGCCGATTGTCCTCGGCGCGCGCCTCGTTCGGCGTCATGCGGCCGTTCTGAATCGCCTTCTCCAGCACCTCGGCCCGAGTCTTCAGGTCGCCGCGCAGCAGCTCGCTCTCGTCGTGGTCGACATAGAGGGTGCGGCGCTCCTCCGGCGTCAGCAGATCCTTCTGAATGGTCTGCGCCAGGTCCACGAGATGCGGCCGGAGGCAGTGCTTGTAGTGGGCGAGGTCGAGGTGCTCGATGTTCGAGAAGGTGCCGCGCTCCAGGTCATTGATCAGGTGCGCCGTGACCCGCAGGATCCCGGCGATGACCGAGCGGT